GGCAAGTAGGTGAGTTGCAACAGAGTATTGTATCATTACAAGGTCAAATGTCTAGCTTTGCCGCGTCCACTCAAATGGAAGGTTCAGTTAGTGGCTTTGAAAAGATGCAAGAGTATTCTGCTTGGATTGGAGAAGATATTTCCGGGGTTACTACAGGAGTAGCAGATTTAGCAAATAGTGTTGATGGCGCTGCTACAAAAATAGGTGGTCTAGCAAATGGTTTTGATGATGCTACTCAAGGGGCTAAGGAAACAGCAACAGGGGCAGCTGCAGTAGGCACATCTACAGATTCCGCAGGTAGAAGCGCTAAGGTGCTTAAAAATGAATTAGGTAATAGTGCTAATGCCGCTAATAAGGTATCTGGTGCTACTAAATCATTAGCCACGGATATGTCGCGTATAGTTTCTGGTATCGTTATTTCGCAAGGGTTTTATAAGATGTTAAATGTCGTAGAAGGGTTAGTAAGTGGTTCCGCCGATTTCATGAATAACATGGCGCAAGCGCAAATAGCCTATACGCATTTACTTGGTAGTGCAACAGATGCAAAATCTATGATTACATCGATGCAAGATTTTGCTGTGGCATCTCCTCTTGATACCGCTGCTACAATGAATGCTTCCAGACAATTAATGGCGATGGGCTTCTCTGCAAAATCTGTAATTCCTACATTACGTACATTGGCTGATACGGCTTCAGTATTTTCTAGTAGCGATAGTGGTATCGATGATATGATTTCACGTATGACACTGGCTATTGGGCAGATTAAAGCTTCTGGAACAATGATGGGGCAGGAAATGCGCCAATTGTATAATGCGGGTATACCTGTATTTGAAATCTTTAAAGAGCAGTTGGGGTTAACGGCAAATCAGATACGTAATATAGGTAAGCAAGGGATAAGTGCAGATGTAGCTATTACTGCATTACTTAAAGGTATGCAGAAACGTTACGCAGGCGCTGCTAAAGAATTTACACAAACTATCCCAGGTGCTTTTTCTACTATTGAAGATAGTTTAAACATTATCTTCAATGATGCTTTCCAAGTACCTTATCAACAGTTATCCAAGTGGATAAATATGATTTCTACTAGGGTTCAGGCTTTAGCCGTAATCACAAGAGCATATGGTTCTGGTGGTTTAGTGTCTGCTATTTTTCCTCCTGCTTTAATGCCGGCTATACGTAATGTTGTTGGTGCATTACAGCAATTGGGAAGTGCCATGAGCTTCTTAGGTAAAATTGCTGGTGAAGTGTTTGGTTCAATGGCCACAATTATGATGCAAGTTTTAAGCTATGTGTTACCTCCCATATCTATTCTTGTTAATGCTCTGGCGCAAATGGCTTATTGGGTTATTGCAAACGTACCAGGGTTAAAACAACTATTGGGTATAGTGGCCGCTTATGCTATCGTGTTATTACTTGCTAAATCCTTTATGCTACTTTGGAATGTTTTGAAAATAGGCGCTATATGTACTTGGTTAGCACAGCAGTTCGCATTATTATGGGGCACAATGAAAGCTTCGGTTGCTTTCTTTGCCGCAAATAAATGGGCAATTGCTTTGATGCTTATCGTTGCTGCATTAGTGGCCTTAATAATGACTTCTGAACGTGCTCGAGCGTCACTATCAAAGCTATTTGGTGCTTTCTCGCAAGGGGCTAATAAAACAGTTTCGCCGTCATTGAATATAGGTTTTGATCCGAATAAGATTTTACAACCTACATTTAAAGCGGCTGAACCTAGTGCAAATAAGTATAACGGTACTTTAGCCGATATCGCGGATAATTTAGACGATGTAGGTAAGAATGCCGATAAGACTAAAAATAAGTTAAAGGATACGTTTAATCAGTCTTTTGATGAGGTGTATAGTATCGATCCTACCAAGGATACCGATGCCGCTTCAACATTAGGTTTGGATAAACTTGATGAATTATCTAAGGGCTTAACTGGAGTACAGGATCAGCTGGATGACCTTAAAATGTCGGGCGATTTTGCTAAAGACTGGGGAGCTATTAATCCAGATAGTTTACTTGGTGGATTTGACTTAAAGACATGGTCTAATACATTTTGGCAACAATTGGTTCAAGCGTTTCAAGCCCCAGAGTGGGTTGGAACTAGTATCGGCGCTCTTATAGGTGGTGCCATTGGTTTGGCTATTGGTCATCCATTAATAGGGGCTGCTGTCGGTGCTTTAATTGGTTATATAGTCGGTTTGTTTTGGCCTGAGATTCAGAAACAATTAGGTATATCCGCATTTCAAATGATCGGAACATCTATTGGTGCCGGTCTTGGCTTTGCAATAGGTTGGGCCGTAGCTGGTCCAACAGGAGCTCTTATCGGTGCTGCTATTGGCGCACTTGTAGGTAATATCGGTGGAATGCTTGCCGATGGTTTCATTAATGGTAAATGGAATTATAATGGCTTAAGTACTTCAATTGGTATAGGCATTGGCGCTGCTATCGGAATGGTAGTTGGTGGTCCTGCTGGCGCCGCAATTGGTGCTGCTATCGGTGGATTGGTAGGAGATATCGTCGGTAAGATTATCACCGGATTTAAGACAGGAAAGTGGGATTCAAAGGCAATAGCTTTACCACTAGGAACTCTTATTGGAGCCGGTATTGGTATGGTTATGGGCGGCCCGGCTGGTGCTGCTATAGGCGCAGCGATAGGTACTTTAGTAGGCGATGTTATGGGTAAGGTAACTGATGGCTTTGCTACTGGTAAATGGGATACGGCAGGTATAGCCGCCCCATTAGGGGTACTTATTGGTGGTGCAATTGGCATGGTCGTAGGTGGTCCAGGTGGTGCTCTTATAGGTGCCGCTATTGGTGCCCTAGTAGGTTGGATAGCTACACAGATTCAAAATAACTGGCCAGCTATTTCAGCTAAGTTCAATCAGATGGGCACTGATATATCAAAGGGATTTGCTGGCGCTAAAGCAAGTGTTGGTACTTTCATTAATGATTGTGGTGCCAATCTAAATACCTTCTTTAATAAAACTCTTCCCGATGGTGCTACTAGTGCAAAGAATTCTATTGGTGATGCTTTTAATACGGCAAAAACAAATGTAACTACCGCATGGGCACCAGTAGATAGTTGGTTCAAAACAAATGTTTGGACTCCAGTATCTGATGCAGGTGTAACAGGTATTAATATCGCGGTAGGTGCTTTTGACAAAGCAAATACGGATATTAATAACGATTGGCAACCTGTATCCGATTGGTTCCAAAAAAATGTATGGGCACCAATGTCTAATGATGCCACTAATATGAATAAATCGGTTACGACAGGATTCAATACAGCTAGAACAGGAGTACAGACTGATTGGGGTAATTTCTCCACCTGGTTTGGTACCAATGTTTGGACGCCCGTACAAAATGGGGCGACTGCTGTGAAGACAGATTTAGGTAACAAGTTCAATGAAGCTAAAGCAGGAATAAACACTAATTGGTCTAATTTTTCTACTTGGTTTGGTACTAACGTTTGGTCACCTTTAAAAGCGGGTGTAGCTGACACTAAACAAAATCTTGGTGATAAGTTTAATGAAGCTAAAGCCAATATACAGGGTGGCTGGAATACAGTAAGCGCTTGGTTTGGTGCTAATGTATGGACGCCAGTAACAGCAGATGCTACAAAGATTGGTAGTTGGATTGGCACTAAGTTTGGTGAAGCTAAAGATTCGATTACAGGGGCTTGGGTTAATATTGGCACCTGGTTCCAAACAAATGTATGGGATCCTTTAACAAAGGGCTTTACCACAGTGTTTGGTTGGATTGGTGACAGAATCAAAGATCTTAAAAATGCTTTAGGTGGATTAGCCGATGCTGGTTCTAAACAAACTGGTCTTAAGACTTCTACCGGAGCTGCCTCTGTTTTCTCTAGCGGTTATGCTAATGGCGGTATAGTTGGTGATATCTCAGGCGCACGTGTAATTGGCCATGCAACTGGTGGTATCTTCAATAGAGAGCATGTAGCTACATTTGCTGAAGGGGGTAAATCTGAAGCAATTATCCCATTACAGAATGAAGCCGCTATGGCACCATTTGTCGAAGCAGTTGCAACGCGTTTAGCACAAATTCAAGGTAATCAAGAACAAGAAGTTACTTACGGTGCTGAGAGTGCTCAACAGCCTATTTATGCAATCGTAGGTACTTTAATTGCAGATGATGCCGGGTTAAAGAAGTTAGAGCGTAAACTTACCATTATTCGTAAAAGCGAAGATGGCAGGATATTAAATCAATAAAAGGGGGGACATCTTTATGATAGAGCATTATACTTTAGACGGGGCAAGCTTTAAAATTCCTGATGTTGCCCCTGATATCGAATGGTTTAAAGTTACAAAGAATGGGCGTTTAGCCAATGGTGATATGACAATGGATTATATTGCCACTAAACGTAAAGTTACGTTTTCATACGAAGTGATGAGTCAAAAAGAACTTGATACTATTAAAAACATTATCAATCTTCCGAAGTGTTTCTATAAATTCACATACGTGGAAGGTAACATAACTTATCCATGCGTAGTATATCCTGGTTCATTGAAATATAAGAAATGGCGTACTGGTTCAATTTGGTATTACAAAACCATAACATTCAGCTTGATAGAAAAGTAAGGAGGTTATCCTATGACAGAGATTATGGGAACTGTGCAATTGCATATCCGCGGCGTATTACAGAAATTTGCTACCTCTAATGCTTTTACTGAAGGTGTCGCGTTTGAAGTAAAAGCATTAGACGACAACATTATCGAAGTTGTCGCGCCACAAACGTTAATCACACAATTACGCAATGGCGAAATTACTAGCGATAAATTTTTAGCAACATTGGAGGAATTAAAATGCCTATAACAACTGCAGGACAAAATTATTTAGTCGCCTGTATGACGGGCGTTAATACCACATTACTTAATAACGCTAATGCCCAGATTGGTGTTGGCGATAGCGCCACGGTTTTTGATATAGCACAAACGGATCTACAGGCAGACACTAATAAGCTACGCGTAGGCATGGATGCCACATATCCATTAACTGTAGCTAACGTAATTACGCTCAAAGCAACATTCACAGAGCTGTTAGCTAATTTTCCATGGCAGGAATGGGGTATTTTTAATGCCGCTACTGAAGGTGACATGCTTTGTAGGAAAGTTGAATACAATGGCACAAAACTTAGTGGCCAGATATGGGTTATTACAGTTACAGTTACAATTTCGATTTCTTAATAGAAAGAGGGGATAGCAATGGCTACAGTAAGTAGTTCAAGTAATAATAGAGTTACCACTCAAACACAATTAAATACTATCCTCTCTGCTTTTCAGAAAGCGGATAATTCCTGGTTTAGCTTACACCTCAATAATTTAGGTGGTACCTATCATCCTATAGATGACACAGTGCATATAGGATGGTGGGGTAATATCTTATCAGGAACTGCAGGTGCTTTATCACCTACGGAAACGCTAACTATTACTGAAACAGCACCCCGTACGTACCATGAGTTACATGTAGTTACAGATGATGCGTATGACGCTCATATCACTAGTGCCAAATTTACGCTCTATAGTGGTGCTACAGTAAAATATCAACAAACGCATAGCATAGCTTCTTTCAATTGGTCGGTTCCGCTACCTACGGCGATAGACGCGGATAAATTGACAATTGAAATCTTATCCATCTCCGCCGCTAATCGAGTAGCGAGAATCCAAAGTATCTTTGATTATCATCTCTTTACAAGAGCGGACACAAGTTCCCTTGTTCTGGCGGATACTATCATAGATACGCATGTTATTGAAATGAAATCATTGGTGGATCCTATCAATCTAACGTTGCAGGATAACGATAAGATAGTCGCATCGTTATCTTCGTCAATGTTATTTAGTGGAACATTAAATGATGCCATTGCAATAAGGGCTCAGCTGAACGGCACAGATAGTTTAAACACTACTGGTACGGAACAGAGTTACATTACGGTTAATGCAAATTGGCAAGAGCTAGTTTCTCTTACTGCTACTGATGCTTTGACGGTTAAAGCATTATTAGTTGCTATGGATTCTTTATCACTGTCCTTAGAGGAAGTAAGCAGTATGCATAATATACATACAGTTATGACTGACCCGAATAGACAGGTATTTGGTAAGGTAGAGATTACGTATACTGATCCGCTTATTGATAGCCAAATTAATATTGTTGCTAGTTCTGAGAATAGGGTAAGTAATATCAATCAGTTACTTGACAATGTAAAAGTAGCACAGGGACATTATTTTATCTTAAACCATAACGATTTAACTGGTTATTATAACCCCGTCGATGATACAGCCGAAGTCGGTTGGTTAGGAAATATTATTAGTAATGCTGATGGCTCTTTACCAGTAGCTGAGAGCATTACTTTGAGTTTTTCCCCACGTATGATATATGAGTTGAAGTTGATCTGTGATACGTATAATAATTTATATGCCACAGATTTTACTTTTACTTTATATGATGCTGAGGGGGGTGTTTTATTTGTAGATGTTACTACAGGCAATACATTACCGAATTGGTCTAAATCAATTGATTATGTCGCCGGGTGTGCTAAGATGCAAATCTCAATTACCAAACTAAATAAGGCTGATTCATTGATACATGTATTAGAGCTTTATACTTCTGTTGTTGAAACCTATTATAACAATGATAGATTAGTTTCTTTGTCATTGTTAGAAGAGTATGGTCCCGATTCGAGTGCATTAGGCGATAATAATTGCTTAGGTACTATTTCAAGCAATGAATTGGATACCACATTAAACAATACGGATAAAGTATTTAATGCATTGAATACTTCTTCTAAGTTATACGGCCTTATAAAGCGTAATAGGAGAATTCACGCTTGGCTAGGTGCCGTAGTAAATGATGTCATAGAATGGCATTCATTGGGAGTATTTTATAGTACGCAATGGAGCAATACTTCAGACGCTTTGACGGCTACCGTTACAGCACAAGATAGTCTTACTTTGTGTTCAGGTGCTGATTTGATTGGTGCATATCTTTATGTAAATAAATCTTTGTATTGGTTATTCAATATGCTATTAGCCGAAGTTTTAACAGCAGAGCAATATAATGTAGATATATCACTTGATGATATTATCTTACCTTATACTTGGTTTGAAAAAGGCACAGTCAGTAATGCCTTACTTCGTCTTGTTAGTTGTTGGATTGTTACTGTGTATTGTGACCGACAGGGTATAGTGCAAGTGCGACGAGTTGCTAGTACTCCTTATCCTATGATTACAATATCGGAAGACACCAATATCATAGAGCAGTCAGAAAATCTAGCCTACACACGATTGCCGAATTACGTAGAAGTAATTGCTACTTCTTATGCATTAGGTAATGATGAGTCTGTAGGGGAGATAAGTAATCTTACTGTCCCGGCTGGAGTTACTGTTTTAACTATTAGCTTTACATCTGCGCCATGTACAGATGTTATATTATCTGGAGTTACTGCTGATGCAGGTATTACTGTTGTTTTAACTAGCTATGTTTCTTATGAGGCAGTTATTATTATTACAGCAGTGAATGCCGGTAGTGTAACTACCGCTAATCTTACTGGTAAAATACTTAAGCCTGCAGTTAACTATACGGCAACGGCAAGAGATGAATTAGGTATTTTACAGGATGGCGCATTGAAGAAGACGATCGCTCCGGCATTATTACAAGATTATTCTTTAGCGCAACAAGCCGCTGCGTATGTATTGTCTAGTTATGATAATGCCAAGAAAGATCTCAATGTAGATGGTTTAGGTGATATAGCTGTTACGCTTGGCGATAAGATCGCTTATGATACTTCAGAGTTTTTGCTATATCGTCAAACACTTGATTGGGCCGGCGGGTTAGATGTTAATATGGACTTAAAATATTTGAAATAAAGGAGATGCTTTTATGGCATGGGTAGCACCAAAAGTTGATTGGGCCGCTGTTGATGGGGTTAAGAATACAGACTTTAACCGTATCGAAGCAAACATCCTAGACTTGCACACTAATAAAGCTGACCTTGTAGGGGGCAAAGTAAATACTTCTCAATTAGCTACACCTACTTGCTGGATAGCGACTGTTGTGTCTAGTGCAGATGGCTGGAATCAAGCGCTAACAATTCCGGGGTTTGTATTTTCTGAGGGGTGTCAGGTTACTTTTAAGACAGTACAAATACCCACTGATACTACACCCGATGGGAATAGGATAACAATTAATGGCGGTGAACAGTTTGTATTCATTACTCTATCAAAGGGTTATGTGGTCAGTGACACATGGGCAATAGGAACTCAAATAACTGTTACCCTATCTCATGATCGTCCGACGGGTTGGGGAGCTTCCACATGTTATACAGCTTTTTTTAAAGGGGGCGCGGCGGCGGGCGCGAGTGTTAATGTGTATGTACAACCGACTGCGCCCGTGGGTAAAGATGGTGTTTGGATATACAATGCAACAGCATTGAAACCTAAAAAGATTGTGTTTGACGGTAATCCATATACCGCTTATACATGGGTTGATGGTAGCGGGATTGCAAAACCGTCTACCCTTTTAAGAATGGGTCAAGTTATAAGTTATAATAATAAGTTATACTCAGTAAGTGGATACACTGGTGGTAGTTCATTGCTTGGTCTTGTATTCCAATATGACCCATTAACAAATGTATATACCCAAATGATGGCATCAAGTCCCGCATTTTCAAAAACAGGAATAAATCCTGCAATAGTTAATGGCGTTATGTATACTTTTGCAGGTCAAACAAGTACAAATGCTTATGTAACGACTGCCTATAAATGGGACTTTACTTCTAATGCTCCTGTAGCAATAGCCAATTACCCATCTGCATTTGGAGGTATAATGACCGCAGTATACAATGGGTTAGTTTATTTGTTTGGTGGGTTTAATTCATCAGCGGCGCAAAAAGCATCAAGGTACTATAATCCTGCAACCAACACGTATACATCAATATCTGCCGCACCTGTTAATATGTCTAATGAGGGAAGTTCATGGGCAATTGGAAGCAATTTGTATCTGATAAGTTACACTACTGCTTACGTGTACCATGCCGATACTGACACTTACACTGCGGCTACTACCGCTCCAGCATATGCTACTCATTCTATTCTAGTGGGCAATAAAATATTCTTTCATTATTATCTTAGTTTAACGTCATATGACCCTGCTACCAACACGTATGGTACAGTGTATACCACCACATCAAGTGTAATGGGATTTGGTCAAGCAGGAAATTTCCTTTATGGATTATGGGGGGATGATCAAGCAGGTAGTTATGCAACACCATCACCCGTTAAAATGGCATTAACACCAAAGCAATACGATGATGATCCAACAGTGGTTTTTTATTGGCTAAAAAATGATGCTACTCGTTCGGCTTCATTATCTACAAGCAAGACATGTCCAGTATTACCAGTAGGATTTAAGGATGTACTATTTTTCACAGGTGCAAATCTCACTTACCCATCGTACTACATTGGTGATGGAACCAATTGGAATAAAATAAGATAAAAACAGGAGGAAATTAACATGTCATTAACTTATCGAATTTGGGACAAAACAAGTCCCATCAACGCATGCCCTGCTGACAAAGCAATTGAATCTCTTGGAATAAAAACAACGGATCAAGTTTACATCATTGTAAACGAGGATGGTGCAGATTGGATAGTCCAAACTCAAGATAATGCTCCCATTAAAGGCGCAACAATTGAGGAATCTGCACAAAATCATATCAATCATATTTTAGGAGAGCAAGCAGCCGCTTTAGAGGATGCAAACAAACCAACTGAGTTGGAACTTCTTCAAGCAAAGTATGACAAACAAGCAAGTGATATTACAGATATAAATTCAATGCTTGCTGATTTAATGTTTGGAGGTGTATAAAATGATTCCAATGACAGCTTCACTTAGAGTTGCTGCGAGAGCAATTCAATCAGGCATGGATATTGATGGAATGACTTGGGAAACATCCATCGCTAGATATCCAAAACTCACTGCTGACCAACTCGAAGCAATCAAGAACTACCTGGGACTATGATGTAGCGAATAGGAGTAGAGTATATAGGCTCTATTCCCTATTTAAAAGAGGTGCCTGGGTATTACCCAGATGAAGATAGACATTAATAAAAAGGAGGAAAATAGTATGACTACAAAAGGTATAGACATTAGCAAATGGCAAGATAGGGTAGATATGAGTAAAGTCGCCGCTAGCGACATTAATTTTATCCTTGCTCTTATTGGACACGGTAATGTCATAAGCCAAAAAGATCCATTTTTTGATGCCAATGTAACTCAAGCATTAAAGCATGGGATACACGTTGGCGGTTATTATTTCGGGTATGCAACGTCAATCCCGGATGCCCAAAGAGAAGCAGACGTGTGCAATCAAATTTTACAGCCCTATAGGGGCAAGCTTCTTTTCCCAATCGCTTATGATTATGAGTATGCCAGTTATGACTACTTTGTAAAGGTTATGGGCAGAGCACCTACGAATGCGGAGATTGATAGTTTCATCAATGCCTTCAATGATAGACTAGCTTCATATGGGTGGTTTGTAAACACCTATATGAATGGTGATTATATCAAGTCTGGCAAAGTAAGTGCAGCCACAATGAAGAAGTATGACGTATGGCTTGCTGATTACACAGGTGGGCCAGATTATCCTTGTTACATTCAACAGACAGGCAGTACAGGTTCAGTACCTGGAATTGTTGGTAACGTCGATATGGATGTATGCTTCCGGGATTATCCTACAATCATCCAAGCGGGGGGCTACAATGGCTATCCAAAGCAACCACAAACGGCAGTGAAAATTGATACTACAATGGATGTAACAAAAGCAAACGGAGATGTATATACATTCAGAACAGAATGTACGCAAGTTCCGTCTGTAACGTATGGTACATCAGGTGTAGTTCAAATGATGCACTGTCGTCGTGAGATGGGGTATGACTACTGGCACTTGTTCTTTATTGGAAAGAGTGGTGCCGCCGCTGGTATATACACCGCAGCCCCTGGAGAACAGCCAACAAAACGTTTTGTAGCCAGAGTGGCTTAATCATACGAAGATATAAACAGACGAGAAAGGATGTTTGTTATAAATATTAAGTAAGGGGATTACACAATGGCCATTTCTGAAAGCATGTCTAAAGAGGTTTGTAATGAGAGGCAGACACAATTTAAAGAAGCGGCAGTAAGGATTGAAAAAGATCTTGAGGATCAATCTTTACGCACAACAAAGCTGGAACAATTGGATATCAAGATGGGTACTATATTGGAACAGCTAGTTAAGGACACCGCTGCTAATACTAACAAGATTCGCGATCTCGAGATGAAGCCGGGTAAACGCTATGATGCTATGGTACTGAGTATTATACAATGGCTGATCATCGCCATCCTGGCGGCGTCTAAAACAGGTCTTTTTGGAAAATAATATTACCGAAATGTAATTGCATTTGCAATGACATAAATTTTATTAGGAGGGTTTTATATGGATTTTTCAAAGTACATTCTTCCCGAATTACTATTACTGATACCCGTTTTATGGGTAATTGGTTATGTAATTAAAAAGAGCAAAGTAGCAGATGAGAAGATTCCTCTTATCCTATTTGCATGTGGTATTATGTTGGCTGGTCTATGGATCATTTGCCAAACATCGCTTACTACGTCGCAACAGTGGGGTATGGCAATATTCTCGGCTATCACGCAAGGTATTCTTTGCGCTGGTACTGCTATTGGTGCCGATCAAGTCTTAAAACAGGCAACAAAGACTACGTCCACAGATGAACAATTAATAGCCCAAGCCGCTGCACCTCTTATGGCAATTCCTGCCGATACTATTAAAAATGTGCAGGAAGCAATTCAAGTAGCCATAAAGAATGCTGATCCGCCCGATACAAACACAGCTACAGATAATACGGTTACACCTGTTGTAGCTACCCCAGTAGATACTCCAGTTCCTGATAGCACAGAAATAAAATAACATAATGTACAGAAAAGGGAAGCTACGTATTAGCTTCCCTTTTCTTCTGCTGGTAACAAGAGAGAGGCGAAAGCTCGCCCACGTGGTATGCGTTCATAGGGATATCAATAGGCAACAAAAAAGGGATACAACCGTAATAGTTGTATCCCTTTATTATTTTATTGTGGCGCTGTCGGTGGTCCATGGTAAGGAATTATTGGCGGCTTCTTCGGCGCGTATTTTATATAAGCGGAAAAATCCCATAACGCGGAAAATATAAAATACATACCGATCATTTGCCAAAGAGCAACATCCTTAAACCACGGAATATTAAGCATAAAAAATATCATCACTGCCATTTTAATCAAGTTATACCAAAAATCTTTCATTTTTTAATACTCCTTTAACATTTTGAAAAGCCGCAACTTGCGCAAACTAAACAGCCTTCACTATGTTGAAGCTTGGCATGGCATTCAGGGCATAGATAAAGCGGATCACCCTTCTTAGGGGCATCAATCATCATAATGCCTCCGGTAGCATATCTGGGAACTTCTTTACCGTCTATGGTAATTTTTCCCAGATCCAAACCAGTGTGTTCAGCTGCTTGTTGTACAATTCCCATTAACTGTTCAGGAGTAAGCGATGCAACAGAATTGGATTTGTCTTTTTGTTCATCCACGATGTCTTGTAAGAACTTACCTACGACATCAGGACAGGATTTACCCTTGAGTTCAGGATTACGTCCTGCCTGGAAGCGGAAATTATCACATTTGACTGAACGTAACTGATCGATCAACACGTCGATAGGAACACCCCAGCGCAATGCAATAGATAACAATCTAGCCACAGCATCTGTATATGCTGAACAACCTCCAGTAGCCCCAGCGCGCATTAGCACTTCAAAGACATTGTTGTTTTCATCCATGTTAGCCGTAACTAGCATCATGCCACACCCAGTATCAATCTGACGCGTAATCCCCGGAAGCTGCTTCGGACGTTTTAAAGCAGACATAACTTGTTGGGATTCTATTTCGGAAACCACTGGTACGGGAGTGGAATCCACTTTCATTGGTTGACTCGCAAGACAGCCATCACGATATACGGTAACACCCTTACACTTCATCTTATACGCCTGTGCAAAAGCATGCTGTATATCTTCGACAGATACATTGTTACTAAAATTGATGGTTTTACTTACAGCATTGTCTGTATGTCTCTGGAAACATGCCTGTACTCCAATATGATCTGAAGGTACAATATCTTGTGCTGTTACAAAAATACCTTTCATATCTGCTAAAGCGGGTGCTTTAAATGATGGCTCAGGAAAGTCACATGAAAAGTTCTGCAATGTCCCATACTGCTTAATATGAGCCAATATTGCTTGCTTGAGATCTTCACTGAAATTGTAGTGTTGCATATAAGCAAGTAAAGCTTCATTTACAAATTCCAATGTGCCTCCCTCTGTAAGATACTTAGTATAGCTAAGTGCAAAGAAAGGTTCAATACCATAACTCACACCCGCTATGATTGAAATCGTACCAGTAGGTGCAATAGTGGTAGTGGTAGCATTTCTTGGTTTAAGCGGTGCATTGGCAAAAATACTCTTATCGATATTAGGAAAAGGCCCAAAAGCATCCGCTAATTGAAAACTAGCTACATGTGAAGAATCCTGTATTGTACGCATTAATACATTCGCTAACTGTTTAGCTTCCGGCGTGTCATACCCTTTTTCTTGGGCATAGCACAAATCAGCGAAGCCCATAACACCAAGACCGATCTTACGATTACCCTTAACCATTGTATCGATCTCTGGTAGTGGATAAGTTCCGGCATCAATAACACAATCCAAGAACAGCGTTGCAATCTCTGTCACAACTTCTAACTTGGCATAATCATAAGCTCTCTCTGGCACAAAGCCACACATGAGGTTAATAGAGCCAAGATTGCACGCTTCGTAAGGTAATAACGGCTGTTCACCACAAGGATTAGTAGCAGCCATATTACCTAAACCCGGTAAATGATTGTCTTTATTCACGGTGTCAATAAAGACAATACCTGGTTCACCTGTCTGCCATGCGTGCTGTGCAATATGATCCCACACTTCTCTTGCTTTTAACTTACCGTACACTTTTCCCTTATGTACAAGTTCATAATTCGTATCCGCTTCTACAGCAGCCATGAACTTATCGGTTATAGCTACAGATAGATTAAAATTGGTCATTTCTGTCGGATCACTCTTGACATCGATAAACTCCATAATGTCTGGATGATCAACGCGCATGATTCCCATGTTTGCTCCGCGACGTGCACCGCCTTGTTTAATCGTATCCGTACATGCATTGAAAGCCCGCATGAATGAGATTGGCCCCGAAGATTCTCCCTGTGTAGAAGTTACAACAGAACCTCTAGGGCGTAATTCAGAGAAGTCAAAACCAGTACCACCACCTGTACGTTGAATCATAGCCATATCGGCTATAGCGTGGCGGAAGATATCCTCCATCGAATCACCAACTGGTACGACAAAGCAAGCAGCCAATTGATTAAGTGGTCTACCAGCATTCATCAATGTGGGTGAATTTGGTAAGAAGTCTTTAGACGCCATAAGGTTATAAAAGACAAATTTTATAGCCGTGTAGTCATCAAATGAAATCTTATCCTCTAAAGGTTTTGCAACTGCATTAACAACCCTTTTAAACATTTCTTCAGGGGTTTCTCCCTTCAGATACTTCTTTTCCAATATCTGCATTGCCATATCAGATAATGTACAGGGTAGGGGTTCCGTTTTACTATAATACGTTTGGTTTAGAATGTGGTCGATGATTGTAGGACGTATGCGATTTGCTTCTACCGGATTTTTTACCATTATAAATTCCTCCTGTTATGCAATTAAAATTTGTGGCTGTGTTACTTGTTTATACCAATCAGCAAAGGTCATATCTGTGATTGAGCCGTCTTTGTTTTCGATATGCATGACTTCACCAGACGTAGGATTCGGATCATTGTAATCGAATTCTACACCGCCCATGTCTCCCCAATTTACGCCAATTTCAAAATCAGTAGTAAATGGAATAGGACAATCGAATAACTTCTTTGGTGTCTCTACCATTATGTGATTAGCATAAGTGCCCACTGCCTGTATGATACGTGGATCAGCAGGAACTTCAAGTACAGTGGAGTCATGTATCAGATCTAACATATTCGTTTGATAGTCATCTCTGAGCTTATCTTCCATTTGCATACAACTCCAAAGAAGTGTGTCTGAAGATGCCGATTGAATTGGGAAGTTCTTTGCTTCATTCTGTAAGCCGTGTAAAGATTGCGGTGATACTAAACCAAAGCGACGACGCCTACCGAAAGGAGTTTCCAAATACTTACCTAACGCTACCTGATCAGCACACCATTTCAGATAGTCTCGCGCACCATGGTATTTATCCAACCAGGCATCGAGCATGTCCTGCGCCTCTGCATCTGAGATATTAAACTCCTCCGCGATGGAGTGGGCCTCACGTCCGTATGGGATACCAAAGTTAACGGCTTTAGCACGCATCTTCTGTTGTGGTGTATAGTGTGGCCCAAATAAGGTTGTTGCTGTCTCTTTATGCAAGTTACGCCCTTGAATAAATACTTCAGATAGAACCGGACATTTGCTCATGAAAGCCAGCCAACGTAGCTCAGCTCCTGAATAGTCAATCTCCGCCAAGATAAATCCCGGTTTAGAAATAAATGCTTTACGTATATTCCCAACGCCATGTGCAGATGGTTGATTCTGCACGTTCGGCTCTTTACTACTCAATCTGCCTGTAGCAGTAATGTGTAAGTTAAAAGTCGTTCGTACACGCCCATCTTCATCACGTGCATTTAATAGACCAAGTACATATGTGGAATGCTCTTTTTGCACTGTACGATATTCAAGCACTTTCTTAATAAGAGGGGGTGGATTCTCAATAGAACCGAGTATCTCTTTGTTTGTGCTTTCCCCCTTCTTAATGCGGGGGCGTAGCTTTAATCGACGAAACACCATCCAAGACATCTGTTTGGGTGAACTCGGTTTGAAGATATCACTTGCAGACTTTGCACCCATCTGTTCCATGTACATTTCACGATTCCAGAATGGTTCAGCACATTCCTGGATTTCAACTAACAGCTGTTCAAGTAGAATAGTGTATTTCTTATCCAGTACGTTAAGATACTCAGGATCAATCAGCATACCATTTTGCTCTACCCTTGAAAGATAGTTCGCCGCAGGAATAAGAAGTGTTTTATACAGATTCATTAACTTCTCGTTACCTGGCTCTTCGAGCTTCTTCTGCAATACTTGCTTTAATTGCAATGTGTAATCGCAGTCAACGGCAACACGCTCATAGATAGCTTCACGATAAGTTTCAAAATTCTCCAGTGTTACAACTTTCCAATTCTGGTTCATCTTGTACTTATACGCCTTGGCATTTAAGAATGTCTTTGTCAAGTAACCTAGGTCATGCGCTGATGTCTCATCCAAAGTATAATGTTGATACTCAGTATCTTCATCGATCTGTACATTGCCAAGCTGGCGGCGCCACATAACCTTTTTATCATACTTACCATTCTGCCAGACACATTTCCAAGGTATCCCTGCAATAAAGTTGTGTACTACATGGCGCATCTCACGTGGAATAACATAGGATAAATTTTTCTTGAAACAGATGCCCAAAACAAGAAAATCAACGATTCGATAATCCAATCCCGTTGTTTCAATATCATAAGAGGCACATTCAAATGTACCCGCTTTATATTGGGACATCATCAATTTCCACAAATCACGACATTTATCCTCTGTATCACAGACAATCCATTTAGTTTCACCTGGATCAGTTGATTCGCCGTCATTAAAGACTGTGGCCGCTAATTGAAACATCGACAAAAAGGGTTTGTAGTCTCCCGGCTTATGCAGTAAAACACCAGGATTCATTACCGGTATTACTTTGACGCCAGGGAGAAAATCATACTCTTTTATCCTGCCATACTCTTCTGTAACTTTCAGCTTATCATTACCAGTAAGAGTCTGCAAGGCAACTGCACCACAGACAAGTATCAATTTGGGCTTTACTTCGCGGTATTCCCATAAGAGGTAATCTCTACAACATCCTGGTGCGTCCTTCGGAAACTTCTGCCCTTTTTTCTTAGGCACAGAACATTTTATAGCATCAGTGTAATATACCAAATCGGATGAATAAGGCATACCAACTTTTTTTAAGGTATCCTTTAATACTTGTCCTCCAGGACCACCCATCATTATATTCTGCCTTGTTTCTGCTACTGTGGGTGATTCGCCAATGACCATTAAATCATAAGTATGCTGTATATCTATTGCAGCATTACCAAGTCGCGGATAATGATTACATGAGCAATTTGCACACGACATTCATGTCGCTCCTTTCTTTAGGTCAAATTGACAAGCGTTTTATAGGAACCAAACATTATCTTTCTTATCAAGTCTGGCGGAATCACGCCATGCTTCGATGTTCAAGGCAAGCAGTAAGTCATTTTGAACTTCACCATGTTCAAAATTAACTGGCTCACTGTCTGGACGATCATCATCGCTGATACGTAATCCAGCACGAGCATATACATAAGGGATAGCCGAATCGACTCCGCGAATTGTCGGAATTAATCCCTGAGATTCCGCTTTGGCGATCGTCAATATTTCTAACGGCGTCTGCCAACAGCCAAGTAAATGAATGTCCAATCCGCTTATCTCAGGACATCTTTGATATAAGGCATCCAATGCTTGTAAGCGGCCGTCTCGTCCACCCATAGATACAAGTACTTTTGGAATCCCTAAACATTTGATTGGATACTGCAATAACATTTCTGCACAGCACAACCAATCAGGAAGGTTCTTACCTTGCGGTACAGCCATCAAGTTAATATCCGTAGGATGGTTTTCCAGATACGACATTGCCGCGCCCACAGCTTTTATCGTCTCCACGCTGTTTTTAAAGACATCTGGTAATATCAACTCGTTCGCGCCGAGCATATCCGCTTTTTCAATCAGCTCTTCAATGGGGCGAGGATTACCCTCAATCAGTCCATTGTCCATAATGACATAACTATCATCAGCGATACCATTCTTAAAGAAGCGCGTGTAATTTTCCATACCCGGCTTATCAATTAAATGGGCAAGGCACATATGATAAGAATCACCTTTAACTAGGTTTAAAAAATTCTGAGGCAAAATTGTTGCTACTTTCATATCTTTCTCTCCTTCTTAACGTAAAAGAATACTGCTGGGAATAACCCCAGCAGCATCTTCGGTTTAATCTATATTATAGATACCATTTGCGACTAATGCCGCTTTACGATCGATACATGTGCCACATGTGCCACAAGGTTTTTCTTTTCCCTCATAGCAGCTCCATGTGTGTGCATAATCAACACCGAGCTCTTTACCTATTTTAACAATGCCCGCTTTATTACTATTCCAGAACGGCGCTTCCATTTTTACTTTGCCTCCTGTGCCTTCGTAAATAGCATTCTGCATCGCTTCAATAAATTCAGGAGTGCAATCAGGATAAGCTCTGCCGGCAGCATCATCAGCGTGTGCCCCATAATAAATTACGTCACATTCAAGCTGGATTGCTACGGCGGTAGCGTATGACAAAAATAAGCCATTACGAAAAGGAACATAAGCGGACACTGTGCCTGAGCCACCAAGCTCAGCCAACTGTTCAGCATATGACTTATGCGCGATCTCTCTTTTGCTTCCCTGCAATAAGGCACAACAATCTTTGTTAAAGCGAAAGACTTCGGACAGATCAGCGTTTAGCAACTCGACGCCATATTTTTCACATTGGAACACGGCGAACTCTTGCTCTTTCGCATGTTTCTGTCCATAGAACATATTCAATGCAACAACATTATCATTGCCAGCTTCATTGGCAGCCATAGCCAATAGTGTTGTACTATCCAAACCACCGCTACATAAAACTAAAATCTTCATAATAAGCGCTCCTTACTTTAAGTCAATTAAGCTAAGAAACTCAGCTCTGGCCACATTGGTATTATCTTGAAAAACTCCCCGCACAGCTGAGGTAATGGTATTGGCGCCCGGCTTCTTGACACCGCGCATTGCCATGCACATATGCTCAGCTTTAATAACAACCATAACACCAATCGGCTTCAATTGCTCCTCAATCGCATCAGCAATCTGAGAAGTCATGCGCTCTTGTATCTGAAGACGTCTTGCATAACATTCAACAAGACGCGCCAGTTTACTGAGACCTACCAAATTTCCATTTGGTATGTAAGCAATATGCACTTTTCCAATAAAGGGCACCATGTGATGTTCACAATGGCTAAAGAAATCGATATCTTTTACAATGACCATTTCTTTATGCTCTTCATCGCGAAAAGTCTTACTTAAGATAGCTTCCGGCGACATATCATATCCGCCGAAGATTTCATCATACATACGAGCAACACGACCTGGTGTTTCTTGGAGGCCTTCACGCGAAGCATACTCACCAGGAATCGTATTCAGTAATTCAAATACTGCCGCTGCTCTACGCTCATGCAAATCTGTTAAATATTCACCCATTATCTTACCTCCATGAGTTTCTGTAATTGTACTCCGACGCGCAAACGTGAATCAGATTGCGCAATCGCAAAACACTTTTCCCAAGTCGGTTGCATGTGATAGCCATCTGGTTGTAACCAAATATTGCCTAAGAAACGATCCCTGATGGATTCGGTAATTACCTTCTCGTCAAAGTCTTCCGTGACAACATATTTCAGTTCATCCGGAAGGCATGATTCATTAATCATGTAATTAGCATCACCTTTTGGTGAGCATGTTACCCAATCAGCATTCAACGGAGTAGCCAACGTACCATTGGTTTCAATGGCTACAATATAATGCTCACCATGTAGTGCATCGATCAAAGCGTGTAGATCCTCCTGCAAACAAGGTTCACCGCCAGTAAGCACAACAAGTTGAATTGTTCTGCCTAATTCCGCTTTGATAGTCGATGACTCTCTAGCTGCATCTGCCGCATAGTTTACTGCGCTAACTACTTTGGCTACGGATAATGCTCTGGCCGCGCCTGATTGGGCATTAATCCATGTTGATTTTGTGTCACAGAAACTGCACTTGAGATTGCATCCCATAGTACGAACGAATACTGCCGGGACGCCAAGATAATGTCCCTCGCCTTGTACGCTGGCAAAAATCTCTGCTATAAACATCGCTATACCTCCACGAAAGATGTGGGCGTTTCCCACAGCTTAACTTTTATTTGCGAAATAGTAATTGGACGCAAGCCGTTCATGCGTTGCTTGAATCTTGATTGAATATAGCGTGCCATACACTCTGCTGTTGATCTGGGATAAATAGTCGGCATTTCGAAAAACTTCAATTCGTATATGCTGCAGGTACCGAATATGGCCTCTTCGACGCAGTTCCTATATTTAGGCGAGCTAAACACAGTAGCATGATCGAATCTAGCCATAACTTCTTCTTGGATCATCTCTTTCAGGAGATTAAAATCCATTAGCATATGCGTTTCACTATCTACTGTGCCGCAGAGTGTAACCTGTAATTTGTACGTGTGGCCGTGTAGGTTAGAACACAGGCCTTTATAGCCGGATAACATATGCGCGCAATCAAATGTGACTTCTTTTGTTACTTCCATAGCGATTCTCCTTATTCGCCGACAATATGATACTTTTCGCCAATATCATATGTGTCGATACTTTCATATTGTTTTACCCACTTAACCAATATACGCGTTATGGGTAACACAACAATTTCATAGCAGGTCTTAACACAAATCTGAAGAATAATCATCGAAGGTATTTGCGCCGCTGGTACCGATCCTATAAATGCAAGAGGAATAAAAATACATGAATCAATCGTTTCGCCGACAATAGTAGAAATAATAGCACGCCAACCGAATCCCTTATTTGAATTAATAGCAATATCCTTCTTACCCTGTCTTGCTGCGGAAAGAACTTTCATTCGGCTTAGCACAGCGGCATTCGCATAGGAGCCTAAAACATAAGCAGTAAGTCCAGCAACTAACAATCTGGGCGTATTACCTAATACTGAAGCGACGGCACCGGATAATGTAAAATACACTGGTGCGGGAAGTACGATGGTAATCTCAAACATAATAACCATTAACAGATTCATTGCGAATGCTGTCCACATAATGCTTCTAGCAGCTTTGAATCCGTATACTTCTGCGACGATATCGCTCAGTATGTATGAAATGGGAAAGACAATAACACCTGCTGTTAATGTCCACGGGCCGATAGTAATCAGCTTGATTGCGATGATGTTGGAAATTAAAATACAGGCCGTAAAGAGAATACCGAAGAACATGAAAAGCGGTGTTACACGATTGACTTTTTTAGCCCTCATCGATTTCACCCTCAACTAACACACGTGCATAAACTTTTTGTCCTGCTTTGATTGCCTCGACGCAGCCTGTAACAAGCATGTCGAACTCAGCTGACTCCGGGAGAATGGTTGAAGTATCTATCTTCATCGTTGAAATACGGATGGTTTCCAGATATCGAAGCCATCCGGCATATTGCCTCTTAATTGTTTCCAATTGATTGACGTTTATGTAATCATCTGCCCATACCTTACTACGCGCGCGCAAAATTGCTTCTGAAGCGTCGACATAAATAATTAGGGTGTTGTAATCACAAAGAAGCTCGACTACCTTATCGAATTTTTTCCAATATTCGGCGGGCATATCAATTTTCTTGACCTTGCTATAGATTGCTTCGTCTGGCCAATAGAAACGGTCATAAACAACATCAATTTGTGATTCTAATAAAGAAACAGCCAATTCAGGCTTATCCTCTTGACGCCAATCACACTTTTGATATTTGAATCCGACCTTTTCCGCTACCGCTTTTGCCAGTGTCGTTTTGCCTCCACCATCCGGACCAACAAAGATAATATTCATCGGCGCCTTTGAATGCGTAATACGCGATGAAATAACCCGATAAGGAATGGAAGCTTTAAACAACTCATCTTTAGCCTGCCGATTTTCTTTTAAAGCTGTTGCCGCTATCCCATCGGAATAACGCATAGCAGTTTTAGCCAAATTCAAATCGGCGATATCGTCTACCTTCATATCAGTGGCTTCAGCAATAGCTGTAAGATACCAAAGAACATCACCTAATTCTTTCGCCAATTCCATCTTGTTTAGATCGGCATGATGAAATACGTGATGTTTTATAATATCTTGTACTTCGCCTGATTCGCCTCCGATACCAAGTCCCCAATCCATCAACATCGCTTGTTCTGGTGTCAATGCAATATGTTCCTTGATGTAGGCTGACTGTGTCTGCTCTTGATAATCACCAAACATACTTGTTTACCTCCTGGAAATTTTTATTCAGAAACGTCATATGGAGGTAACACCCTCACTGACGTAAACTGTTAACACTTATCCGCTTGTAACTACACGCCCGGGCGAGCCTTGGCCCATCTCCAGAACACCTATTTAAATAAATCCTTCAATAATGCCGTTGTATAACCGTCATTTACTTCAGCAAGAAATCCCTTTATAGATTTCTGTGCTTCTGTTGGATTAGCTTTTGCAAACTTATCCCATCGGCGTAACAGCGACTCTGTACGATCTTTAAAAACGTCCCAATTTGTTACTTCTTGATCTGGCATAATATCATCCCTTTCTTTTAATCACGAAGCAAGAGCTTTATGAAATTGTGTATCCCGCGAGTTTCACAACCTAAGATCTTTCCCGTGCTAGCCCAGAATTGATATAATTTACCATTCCTAGATCGTGCATGAAAATGTCCCGTTTGTGAATTCTTTAGCGTAAATTCAATTTCATTTTTTGCAAGCTGGTCTAATGCGTATTGAATTCGCTCTGGAGTTTTAGCAACTCTTTCTGTGTGATTACGTTTAGCTAATTCCTTAATACCTTCAAAGTCTTCAGCTGACATTATCTTGCCTCCTTACATATAAAGTCTCTCCCCTACAAACGTAAAAATAAGGGTGCCAGAAATCTGACACCCTTACCTTCATTTAGGAGATTATCCTAGGAATGAACCGCCGCCGACTTCATTCGCAGCCAAGATCTCTTTGACCTGATTACGTTTTTCTCCCTTGTAATCGCCTTTTTTCTGCGTGGTGATACCCAGCTTGATCTGGCACAGTCTGTTAATGATCGTGCCGTCATCCGTAAATTTCTTCGGATTGAAAGTTGACATATCCACTTCAGGACAAACGCGAGAAAGAATTTGCTTGACCTTCGGTAATGCAAACTCGGATCCTTTGCCGGCAAGCACATAGTAATCGAAAACTTTTCTTTCGGCGAATTCGCCGTCGGTAATCGAATACACGGCCTTCAACATTGGGTTACCGCTACTGGCCGATTCAGTTAATTCAAACTCTTCGAACACAGCATTGTATGTACCCTTAGGCAGCACTTCAAAGGAAGATGCCGATTCCTCAACATCATTGAGGTTGAATACCATCGATTCGGTATTCGCAGTTGCTTTGACGCCGGCTGTTTCGGTGGCTCCACCGAGATTAAAAGTATTATCCATAGAATCCTCCTACGCCATCCTTTCGCCCGACCAAAGTTACCACGGCGTAACTTATCCACCCACTAAATTTTAGCCCGTGATGATATGTGCATTTAAGCACTTGTCCAAGATGCAGGAATCGAACCTGCGTTATGCGGTCTTAAACCCGCATGTTATGCCACTTCTACTAATCTCGGATGTAAAACTGTCTAAAGGTTATTGTTCCACTATCAACTACTTACGTAGGTCCTCTTACCTCAGCCTTTAGACGCAAAATAAAACAATGACTATAGGCTTTCCACCTATCTGCTGGTTTGTACACACAGTGCAGTGCACATCAATTCTGGACCCATTCTCTCATGCTTACCTAAGATGTAGGTTTGTTCAATAGCACATCCCAATCTGTGTAGCGCATATTGTTCTACATAGCAAGTTACTTCGCAGCAAGGCGTTTCCCACTACTGTAAGTTTAGAGCGTCCCCTGTCTTACGACTTTTTGTTTCCACAGACTATTGACTAGATGTCTTAACCACCTGGGTATCCGCACCTGCATCTTTCGATCGGCTTCTGGGCATCTAATCTCTTTATCATTGTTGGTTCAGATGAGGCTCGAACTCATCTACTGCAGTATTACTACCACATTGTTCTTCCGCATGCATGAACTACTGAACCATGGGATCCTACCAAACCTGTGTATACTTCAAATACAATACACAGATTCAATATGGAATTACTCCGTTATACGGTCAAGGATCCATCACCGGGAAACATAAGCTTATTTTACTTCGGCCTTACCATGCCGAATCGCGTCGGGAACGCGTGGTGAGAGTGTACGGATTTGAACCGTAGTACCGAGATAAGTCACTGTAATAACAGCGGGCGCCTCTTCGTATGTCACCATGCATCACACTCTCATATCAGTAGCTGATTATTCAAGTCACTCAGCCCATGCAGGATAATTATCGGACGGATAATATAGCTACATTTTTGTCCGTCTGAGTGGCTTGAATAACCAGCTACCTATCCAAACTGCTAAAGAAAGGAAAATTTTAGGAAGAAACCCTTAATCAGCAGTTGTAAATCTCCTAGTGTTGTATTTGTTCTTTCGCGGCTATTCGAAAGCACTAGGGGACTTACAACAGCTGATTACTCAGCTGCCGCCGCTTTCGCGGAATCATATTTTATCGAGCAACATACTTCGGATCATGCCAAAGTACTTCTTAAAGGTAAATTACTGCGTTTTGCTTATCTATCTTATATTAATATAATATAAAAATAAAATCGATTTTTAACGGGTAAATAAGCGGGTTTTGATTTTTATTTTTTAATCGTTGTCTAAGTGATAGATAGTTTCCATCGTAGGATTATCTACGTATGCTGCCTTGAGGTTATCACCGAAACGGTTCTTAGCGGCGATGTGAGCATTACTATAATCACCACCGACAAGGAATAATCTGCGAGTAACCTTACCACCTTCTAATGGGATAGTACCATAATAACCAACGACATCTACAAGACCGCGGACATCGCCGGCTAACTTACCAGGAAGCAATGGTGTATAGAACCATCTCTTTGAAGTATCCTGATCGGTATCTTGGCCACAGATAAAAATACTGTTGATTGGCAGATCGCGCAATCTGCGCACAAGAAACTGAATCATTTCACGTGATCTGCCCCACTCAGCAAATTGAGCCTGATCTGGTTCAGCATCCAGTTTTTGTGTAAGCGGATCAATGCCGAGTAACTGATACATACAGTATTTCTGTGCCTCAGTTAAGGAGTCAGTAATAACTGTACGGATCATCTTGGGCTGGGGGATCATCTCCGCTAATTTGGCATCATCCGAACATACGGCAGGCGGGAATCCCTTAATCTGTGCTTCAAGACGACGTAAGTTTTTAATGTCATTACTGTCGCGGAATTTCACATGAATCTTAAGGAATTCATAGATATTGGAATATTGTTTGTACGTCTGCACAGGGATAACAAGTACCCTCTTACCGACATCAATATTCAATTTCTTGCCTTCTTTAATCAACTGCTTGATTCCTTTTTCGCCGCCTTCCAAAGTGATATAAAGCACATCACTATAGGCATCGACTAAGGCGGCAGAACAAGCGAGAAAAGTTTTACCTACACCGAAATCGCCATACCACAAAGCGGATAGCCAATCGGAAGCAAAGTCTAAGTCTCTTGCAATAAAGGGGTTATTAGCGGACGGAACCGGAGCAGCTGAAACTACTGGTACGCTAGGCATTGATGGTGCTGGAGTACTCGAAGATGTACCTGATAAAGCCATAATAAAATCCTCCTTATATTATGTACAGCGCCTATTTAAGGCGCTGTACTCAGTAAGTTATTTCGCTAGAAGTCATGAGATCAGGTTCCTTGTTTGTCTTTTGGGAATCATTATAACCCTTCCAGAAACCATCAACAAAAGAAGTCCATTCTTTTGTTTTGAAATAGTCATCCTTCTTAGTTTTCTGTAATTCCTTTTTGACATCATCCAAATACTTCTGCGCTGTTTTCTTACTTGATGTGATTTGTTGTACAGATGAAGTAGTCGTTAGACCAGAAGTCATAACTTGTTGCTCTTCTGTGCAACCGCTAAAAGATAATAGCATGAGGCAGGATAAGCCAATAATAAAAGCATGTTTCATATTTTACACCTCCTTTCAAGAGTATGTATAACTTATCCTGTCGATATTATGTCAATGATTGATTCTCAGTAAAACTACGCCAAGCAGCCATCGCAGCTACGCCAGAAGATTCTTTTTGTAACGTCTTAATGAACACCAAAAAGCCGTTACGCATATATTGCAAATCATCTGTACCATCGATCTTTTGCATTAGAGGAGAAATCTCCATTAATGGATCCAAGGGCACTGCGCCGGTGATTGCTGTATATAGAATACCAGCCTGCATAATAACAAATGAAACAGTGTTTGTTAAATTATCTGTCATGGTGTTATACTCAGTGACAAGGTTATTATATGCCGTCAGCTGTTCTTTGTAATCAGCAATAGCGAGCATTTTTTCTTCCCCCAGATTAGCCAGCTGATTCTCCTGTTGCGCGATTTTATTCTTCATACCGACAACAGATAAATGTTCATTTTTATGCCCAACCATATTAACACTCCTCTTCGTAAGCAAACTGGAAGCCGGGAGCATCTTCAGGATTTTCATTTAACTCAATATTTAACTCTTCTGCCGTTTGCATGATAGTTTCCATAGAGACTAAATCTTCATCGGATTCGGGCCATACGATGTCTTTACGCCAATCATCAATATTGCCATCCTCTGTACGTGGGCGCTGTTTCCATTGGAGCATCAATTCTCTGACAAGGATGTCATCTTTTTTGTCAATGGCGACGCACATATCACGGAAAGGGCAATCCCAAATACAATCTCTTGTCGGATTGGGATAACAATACAAGTCTTTAGAAAGCATCATACGAACTTCACCCATAATGTTTTCATAGGTGGATTCAATTTGATTTCTATCCCTTGTTACAAAATCCCAACGAACAAAGCGGTCACCTTCAGGCGTTTCTTTTTCAGCTAAGGCGTTTAAGAATTGAATAAGCTTGCTTGGGGCTGCTTGTACAGAACCGAAATCAGCAATGAGCTCTTGCTTAAGTAAGCCGTACGTGGTTTTTTGTTTCTTGTCCACACTCAGCTCGCCGCTCTTTAATCTCTTAGGGGCCTGTACTTTATCTTTGGTGAGTTGTATATACACAAAGCCATAGATAGGATGTTTAAACCAAAGCTCAGCCGCCCAGCAATAAGCACTAATTTGATCATCTGTGTCTAACTTGTTTGTATCGGCGCCCTTAGCTGTTTTGTAATCAGCAATCCACCAACGCCCAAACCGATCTATAACCAATTTATCCATTGTGCCGTGATAATAGATTGGAACAAGATTAACGGGATGTTTAACCCCGGTAGTATCAGTCCAAACATATTCTTCTATCGGTTCTCCATCAATTTCAACGACGTTATCATCACCATAGAGGGCATTTATAACCTTCTTAGTAAGATAGCCTGTATCATAAGTTCCCTGCCTATATTCCGCCCCCGGTGTATATACGGCATAGATCGTATCTGTTACCGCATCTGTAATTACCTGTATATCGAGTGGTATATTAAAACTTTGCTCAACCGCAGGAGTAGCGCCAGGAGTAAAGGGCTGTACTACATTCATCTTGTCATCAAACCAGATAGTAGTAAACCCAGGCTGCTCATTGTGTCTCTCGTGCCAAGTTAGATAATAACTTAACATTGCAATACCTAATTCATAACAAGCATCTGCTCCCATAGGAAGATCGTCCGATTTGAATGCATGATAATAAGCATAAAGTGCACGTCGCGGATCTTTAAACCGATTATAGCCATGGTAATCTTCCAAGGCAAAATGGATAGCAGAACCAAACCAGAAATTAATATTCTGCTCTGATCCTACCGAGGCAAGATTCTGCCTCAATGAGGACGTGTGGTCCCATTTGCGTAAACAACGACGAAAAACTCTTCTATCAGAAGTTCTGATAGTGAATTTACTTCGCACATTCGGGACTACTATTGTAGCTGACTCCGGAATGATAGCGTTCATAAAAACAACCCTTTCAAAATAAATTATGATAAGTGGTCTATATTAATATAATATAAAAATAAAATCGATTTTTAACGGAGTTATTATTTATTTTCTTGGGCCAACTTTACGTAACATCATCTGATATTGTTCCTCTGTACCGATAATCCAGTTAGCTGAATCCTGCTTTTCATTCAAGCGGCGTTTGACATCTTCATCAACAGAATTACCATTATGCAATAGGTAATTACAATTAACGAAGTTAGATTGTCCTAGGCGGCATAAGCGATCTTCTGATTGCGTGTTAAAATTGAAATCCCACTCATAACCTAAAAAGAAACAATCCGATGCTGTAGTAGCATGAAAAGAGGCACCACTTTTGATAACACAAATCATTGCTTTATTTCTAGACGGATCACTTTCAAACCCCTGCCAAGAGTTAGCAAAAGCAGCAGGTGTCATACCGCCACTTATAAGATAGATTTTCGTTGCCATACCCATCTCAAAGATAACATCTTGAATTATAGATAGGGCTTGCTTAAACGGAGTAAACACTACAAAAGGCCGACCAGCAGTTAATAAAGCTTCTCCGGCCTCTCTAATATAATCTAAACCTGCTCCATCTTCATCAATACCTAATAACCTAGGTGAAACAAGCAACTGACGCGCGCGGAGCATAGCAGTCATTTTATTAGGCGTCACAATAGTACTATCATCATCGCCATAATATAACTCTTCTAAGACACCC